CAACGCGATTGCCAATTCGCTTCCGCGAACTGGCAGTGGGAACAATGAGGGTACCTTCACGAAGGATGATGCTAATCTCCGCATGGAGATCAAGCACAACTACGCGAAGCGTACCCGCAGCGTTCTTAAGCTGACTCACCGTAAGGTGGCAGCTGACCCGTTGGTGGCCGCCCAGAACCTGAATTATTCGATGGGGATTATTATCTCCGTCGACAGGCCCCCGGTTGGCTATATGCCAACCGAGGTGAAGCAGATTTGGGATGGCCTTCTGGCCAACCTTGCTGCTTCTTCTGGTGCGAACACGATCAAGCTGCTTGGAGGAGAGTCGTAAACTTTGCGACCCTACTTCAATGCACACTATCTTCATGATAGAAAAGGCTTGATCGTGCTGGGGGGGTCCGGTTTAAACCGGACCCCTCCGGGGACTATCGGCAACACAGCTAAACGGATTGACTACCCCATTAGAAAGGGGAGTACAATGAAAAGCCTGATGCTGTTCTGGCATGTGGTTCTCAAGGAATTGGGAACCTGGTGTCGTGTAAGCACTGACCGTGACTATAAAACTGTCACGGCCCGATTTGAAAATGAGGGTGATGAGTTCTTAACCATCACTCTACCAACCTACGCAAAAGACTTGGAAACGGGTCTTGAACGTGGTTGGGTAGGTCCCGACCTTTTTCTTGGTTTCAAGAAGAAGGCAAAACTACCCGTATTTCTCGGGGAGTTTATGGATCTCATTTTCGATCGCGACACTGGGCGGCTCAACGATGTAGATAGCGAAAAGCTCTCTCGCGTCGTCGATGCGGTCTTTGCTATACGTCAGCTAACGCTGATGTTCGCGAAGATCGAGAAGCAGTGCACTCCCGAGAGGGAGCAAGCTGCCATCGACAACTACATCGCCTGCGAACAGGAAATTACCGATTTCGAGAACAGAGTGATGTCTGATCTGATGGACGAAAGTCCTGATGAGGACAGGGTTGAAGTGACCTATATGGCCACTCCTGTCTCGTGGCGCGATGAACTCGCGTCCTTCAGACATATCTCGAAATGGTTGTTTGGCGAGATCTTCACCCGTTTGGATGGAGATGTGTACTACAACTCGATGGGAACTACTCATCCAGTTTATGGTACACTCTTGCCGAAACACGGCCCGGGTTCCACCGCTGATTCGCTTCTCGGAAACGAGAAGTATGATCAGTGTGAGTGGACTCGGAGATTGGAAGATGGTGGCTTCCCTTATGGGGAGTACGCCATTCCAAACTGGAGGTATTACTACCTTCTTGACCGTGTAACTTTCCTGGAACCCGGAGAAGAGCGACCTGTCAAGGTCGTTCTTGTTCCTAAAACGCAAAAGACACCTCGAGTGATCGCTGTGGAGCCTACGTGCATGCAATATGCACAACAGGCTCTTTCCAGCGCATTCGTTGAATATCTAGAAGACCCTAAATACGGTCTTCTCGATATGATCGGATTCACCGACCAGGGCCCTAACCAGGCCATGGCGATGATGGGCTCCCTTGATGGGAGCCTGGCTACGCTTGATCTAAGCGAAGCCTCCGACCGTGTCTCGAACTTGCTCGTGAAGGAGATGTTCGAAAGGTGGCCTCATCTTGATGAGGCTATCCAATCGTGCAGATCCCTGCGGGCGAGTGTGCAAGGAGAGGTCATAACTCTCTCCAAGTTCGCGTCGATGGGTTCGGCTCTTTGCTTTC